CATCGGCTGGCGCAAGCCAGACAGCTTCATAAACTTTGCTTGGGTCAGGGCGCACTGGCGGGTTGGATGATTGATGCCAGCAAGGTGGCGCTGTTCATTCCGCCAGGGCTGAAGAAATTTAAGTTGAAATTATTTGAAGGCATCGGCGCAAAGATTGGCCGGGTGGTGCGCGATGACCCGAAGCGCCTGGACGATTTGCCGGGTGACATCATTCCGATTGTCGGCTGCACGCCATTTTTAAGACCATGGATTGAGCGCTGGCAGGCGAGCGGCAAGACCTGGATTTATTGGGACCGTGGTTATCTGCGGCGCGTGTTCGCCACCTGGCTGCCCAAGGGCAGCGACATGGGCATCCCTGGCGGTTACTACCGCTGGCACATCAACACGCCACAGATGCGCGAAACCTATGACGTGCCGGATGACCGCTGGAAGTTTCTGCGGCTGGAAAAGGAAGTGAAGCCGTGGCGCAAATCGGGCAGCCACATCCTGGTTGCCGACACACTGCCTGATTACTGGAATTTGTTTTCTGACCCAGGCTGGACCAGGCGCACCGTCGATCTATTGAAGCAACACACCGACAGGACAATCATCGTGCGCGACAAGGAAAGCAAAGTGCCATTGGCCGATGAACTCAGACACGCGCACTGCCTGGTGGCGCACGGCAGCATTGCTGCGGTGGAAGCCGTGGTGATGGGCTGCCCGGTTTTCGTTAACGCAATAAGTGCGGCGGCGCTGATGGGTAAAACAGACTTCAGCCAAATCGAAACTCCGGTTTATCCAGACCGGGACAAATGGCTGCACTCGCTGGCTTACTGCCAGTTCAATGAAGCCGAATTGGTTGACGGCACACTGTGGCGGTTGATCCGATGAGGGGCGGCACGCTTGACAGAATGGTTGCCATCCAGCGAGCGGTGATCAATCAATCGCCATCGGGTGAACCGCAGCCAACCTGGGTGACGCTATCCACCAGGCCAGCGGCGCTGGACAACGGCATGACCGGCACCGAACGGCTGGCGACTGAGCAAGTTGTGGCCAAAGCGCAAGTGGCGTTCACGGTGCGCTGGGCGTCGGTGCTGGCGGACCTAACGCCGCTGGACCGGATTATTTACCCGGCATCGGTGCTGGCGAATTCACCGGCTGATCCGCTGCACAACAAAATCTATGACATCACCATGGTGCAGGAAATCGGGCGGCGCGAACAGTTACGCATCTTTGCCACCGTGCGCCAGGATGAAACCCAATGACGCTGGTGGATGTCCGCTTTGGTCTGGTGGAGTTGCTGACATCCAATGCCAGTATCAACGGCATTGTTACCAGTGGCGGCATCACACGAATTTTCCCGGTGATCATGAAGCAAGGCGAAACGCGGGACAGCATCGTTTACAACCGCATCACCGAATTTGAAACCTACAAAATGGATGGACCATCAGGCTTGGTGTCGGCGCGATACCAGTTTGATGCCTGGTCACGCTCAACCGACAGCGCAACGCTGCTTGCTCTTTTGGTGAAAGAACAATTCGGTGGTTTTCGCGGGCAAATCATGTTTGATCCGCCATCGCCATCCAACTACGTCAACGTGCAGCTTATCGAAATCATCGACGGGCGCGATGATTACGACAACGAAACGCTGATGTACCGCGTGAGCAAGGATTATTTCGTCTGGTACGGGGAACGCAATGCCTAGCAGCGGCGTCACGGTAAGTGTTGAGGGGTTAAGTGACCTGGAAGACGCGCTGACGGAATTGCCGAAAGCCACGGCTAAAAACTGCATCCGCCGCGCCCTGACTGCCGCATGTCAGCCAATCGTTGACGAAGCCACCCAATTAATTCGCGTGCGGCGGGTCAAGCCAAGCATCGCGGTTTCCAAAATCAAATTCACCAGCGGCAATGCGGGCAAGCAGGCGTTTGCCGAAGCCATGGCGCGCGGCGCGACACGTGAGGAAGCGGGCGAAGCGGCGCACCAGGCCAACGCCGCCGATACCAGTGAGGGAAGCGACATCACATCAGGCGTTGCCGTTGTCGGACCCACAAGGGCGGCATTTTACGGCTTTGAGTTTGGCACCATCCATCAGGCACCAAAGCCGTTCATGCGGCCAGCCTGGGACAATCACAAGATGGAAGCGCTGGGGCTCATTCAGACTGAACTGAAAGCGCAAATTGAAGCGGCAGCAATTCGGATTGCGCGAAAGCAACTGCGCTTGCTGGCAAAGATGCAATCCAAATAGCGCCAGCACTCGCTGGCGAAAATCCAGGCTGACAATCACAGGAGGCAATCGCCATGGTCGCGACACGCGCAATTATTGGTTATGGCACTACGGTGCAGCTTGGTGACAGCAGTTCACCAGGTGTCTTCACGGCATTACAGGAAGTGATCGAAGTGAAGCCGCCCAACATCCAGGTGGCCGATGTCGAAGCAACGCACTTCATATCGGACAACCGGACCAGGGAATATATCCCCGGTCTGCTGGAAGGTGGTGAAGCATCGGTAGGAATGAACCGCATTCCTGGCAGCGCCACGGAAATCTTGCTGATGGGGTTGCAGACATCGGGCACCAAAGTGGTGGTGCTGATCACCTGGCCAAACGGCACCATTTGGCAATTCCTGGGTCACGTCAAAGGCTATGAAACGGCATCCCCGATTGATGACCGCATGACCGCAACCGCGACATTCAAGGTTGACGGTGCGCAAACCATCACCATCCCGTCACCGGCACCAGGCTGATGCGCAATGACCGCAACGCTTGCGATCATTGGCTATGGCACGCTGTTCCAGACCGGTGACAACAACAGCCCTATCGGCTGGACAACACTGGCGGAAGTGCGTGGCCTGAGTTTGCCGCCATTGTCGCGTGACGTGATCGATGCCGGTCACGAATGCGCACCGGACGAATGGCGGGAAATCCTCACCGGCATCAATACGGCTGCGGAAGTGTCTCTGGATGCCAACTTTAACAAGACAACTTACGCAACGCTGGTGGCCGAATTCGGCAGCACCGACATCAAGACCAGGCGCATCGTTTTGCCGGGTGGCAGCTACGTCACCTTTGATGCGTATTTAGTCGGGCTGGAAGTTGCGGTGGCGGTTGGTGACCTGGTTTCCGCCAACGCAAAATTCAGGGCATCGGGCGCACCGGCACTCACTGTTGTCTAGGAGACATCACAATGACAAATCCGCTGAAGGGTGAAGTAACGTTTGAAGCACGCGGCCAAACATTTACTTACAAGCTTGGCACCAATGCGCAGATTATGATTGAAAACAAAACCGGCATGCCAATAAGCAAATTTTTTGCCGAACGGGCCTTCAGCGCCGCTGACGTGCGCATCATTTTCCACGCCGGTCTTTATCGCCAACACAAAATGACCGAAGAAGACGTTGGCGATTTGATTGACGAAATTGGCGCAGAGCGTGTGGCGCAAATTTTTGTTGAAGCGGCTGCGGCTGCGTTTCCAAAAAAGACCAATGGCGCGGGCGATGAAGCCGCGCACCCTCCGAAGCCAACCAAAGAACGGATTGGGATAGTGACCTAAAAACGTGGCTTGTGCTTGGTTATGACCCCGAAAGTTTTTGGGACCAGACCCAGCATACTTTTGAGTTGGCGGTTGAAGCCTATAACGAGCGTTTCGCAATCGCTCACAACAATGATGTCCGGTTGGCCTGGAATACTGCCGGATTAATCCGGGTAAAAAAACAGCCGCGCATCGAAACGCTATATATGCAATCGCAAAAACAGAAAGATGACTTGGATGAGCAACTGGAAGGCTTGAAAAATTGGGTGGCGGCGACGGGCGGCAAGGTGATTTACAAACAGTGAGCATGACCGATGGCTGACAGCGTTATTGGCGCACTGCGCGTTGTCCTGGGTCTGGACACCGCTGCCTTTTCGGATGGCGCAAAGCAGGCACAGTCATCACTTGACACGTTGGCTAAGGGCTTCAAGACGGCCATTGCCGGATTAAGTGTTGGCGTCCTGGCTCAACAATTCACGTCAGCCATCCAAAAAACAATTGATGCCGCTGACCAGATGGGCAAGGCATCGCAGAAATTTGGCGTGCCGGTAGAACAATTGTCGGCAATGAAATATGCCGCTGACCTGGCGGATGTCAGTTTTGAAAGCCTGGAAAAAGGCTTGGGCAAATTGTCAAAAGCCATCCTGGAAGGCGCGACCGATCCGGCAGGCAAGGCGGCGAAAAACTTTCAGGCGCTTGGCATTTCGCTGAAAGACAGCGACGGCAATATCAAATCGTCCAGCGATTTGTTTCTGGATGTCGCTGACAAGTTTTCCACGATGCAGGACGGCGCGACCAAGACAGCGCTGGCTATCAGGCTGTTTGGCAAGTCCGGTGCCGATCTTATTCCGCTGCTGAACCAGGGGCGCGACGGCATCAGTGCGATGACCGATGAAGCGGCGCGGCTGGGTATTGTCATCAGCACGCAGACGGCCATCAACGCAGAAAAATTTAACGACACGATGAAGACGCTGCATGCGTCATCACAGGCATTTCTGCTTGAAGCCATCCAGCCATTGCTTCCGCGTTTGCAGGAAATCGCGGATATGTTTGTTTCGACAGGAAACAAGGCGAGCGGGTTACGGGATATTTTTGCAAACTTAATAACCGAGGCTGACATCCAGCAAATTCAATTATTCGGCCAATATTGGGAAAACTTCACGCGCAG